GGCGGATATCGCGGGGTCTTCTCGCAGCTTCAGGATCTGCTCGCGGGTTTTGCCCTGCGCCAGGTCGGGCCGGTGGGTGAAGACCTGGTCGAGGAACGTCTCCTCGATGAACTGGTGGTCGCCGGTCGCCGAGCTGTTGGGGTTGGTCGCGGCCGGGTTGTTTGTGTTGTTCTCGCCGACCTTGAGGTTGCCGGCATAGTTCGGCGAGATCGGGGTCGGCGGACCATTTGCCGGCGGTGCCGCTGTCGGCGGCGCGGCACTCCGGAGTCTGGCGCCGGGAGCTTGCGGGGGCGCATCCGCGCCGCCCTCGAAGGAAAGCTCGCTCTGTTTCTGCCGGCTGTAGACCACCTCATTGGTCAGCGGATCGACCAACGCGCCGCCCTCGGTCACCGCGACCGGCTTCTGCGGCTTCCGCTGTTCGAACACCGACCCGATGTAGCCGCCGGGGTCGGCAGCGAACAGCGGCTGCTCCGCCGCCGGCAGGGAGGCGCCGTACGCTTGCTGGGACGCCAGTTGCTTCTGGCCCGCCGCGTACTTCTGCTGCTCCATCTGCGACTGAAGCTCCAGAAGTCGGCTCTTCTGCTGGCCGCCCTGTATCTGCTGGATCGCGCCGAAGATGCCGGGCAGGTCGAGGTACTGGATGCTGTTGCTCACGTCGTCTTGCCTCCAAGCCCGCCGAACAGGTTGTTTTTCAGCCCGTAGTAGAACAGCCCGTTCGTCGCGGCGCTGTTCACGGCATTGGCCGCGCCCGTGTACGCACTGCCTCTCGCCTGCCCGAGCGCCTGTTGCGCCTGGACTTGGTTGGCCGTGTTGTTTTGCGAGATGCCGGTCAGCGCGTTGGTCGTGTTGCTCGTCAGGTTGCCGACCTGGGTGGCCTGTCCGGTCGCAAGGTTGCCCAGCCCGGTGCCGCGCTGCTGGTACAGGTTGGCAAGGTTCGTTGACGCGCCGCGCGCCGCGTCGGAGACCCCGGCGGCGCGGTTGTACGCGTTGCCCAACTCTTCCGACGCCAAGCCCTGGTTGAACTTCGACAGCCCCTGCAACTGCGCCCCGCTCAGCAGCATGCCCCGGCTGGCCGCCGAGCGGTCGAGCCCCTGGGTGCCCTGTTGCAGCCGGAACTGATAGCCCGGATCGCTCTCCAGCGCCGCCAGTTGGGCGCCGGCCCCGCCGACACCGCCGAGCGCCGCGACGCGCTGGGTTGCCGCCTCGCCCGGCTGGACGTACGGCAGCAGCGCATGCCGGGCGTCGGCGGCGCCCTTCGTGAGGTCCGCCCGGCCCCGGCCGTACGCCTTCTCGAAGTCGCCGCGCTGCTGCTGGTACATCTTCCATTGCAGCGCCTGATCCGATGCCGCCGATGCTGCCGATGTACTGGCGGCCTTCTTCGCGGCGCTGCCGGCGGCCTTGCTGGCGGCGAGGCTTGCCCCCGCGCCGACAACAGCCGACGCCGCGATAGCTGCTGCGACCATGGTTCAGTCCTCCAACGTCTTTACGTACAACCGCTCAGCCTCGGTCCAGCCCAGCCGCTCGAACAGAATGCCGGCGTCCAAATGTTTCTTGGTGCCGCTGTAGACCTTGACCACGCCGCGCGCCCGCAAGCTCCGCTCAACCTCCTTGAAGAGGTTCAGCCCGGTCATCCCCTGCCGGCAGTCGGGCCGCAACCAGTAGATATCGACGAAACCGCACAGCGTCGATTTGTAGTGCAGGTGCGGGCTGACGATGGTGATGTGGTAGCCGACCAGCTCGCCGGCCTTGCGCACGGTGACGACGCTCAACTGCCCGGCCGCGGCCTTGCGGTCATACTCCGCGACGTTCGGGTCGAGCGGTACGCGCTCTTTGTCCAGCGCGACTTCCTGCCAGTGCGCAGGCCAGTAGGCCATGACCTCGTCGCGGCAGTCCGCCCACGGCTCGGCGGCGATTGCGATCAGCTCCATATCCGGCAGTCCACCAGCAGGTGTATCCGGTCGTCGGCCGAGGCGTTCTCGCAACTGTGCGCGATGGAGGCGTCGAACCAGTACAACTCGCCCGTCTGCATGCAGACCGTCTCATCGCCGCAATGGAACAGGCTGCCCGGCAGCCCTTGCAGCACGACATGGTAGCGCGCGAGATCCGGCATGTTGCCGTATGCCCCGTCCGTGTCGGCGTGCGGGAGGATGCTCCTGCCGGGCGCCAGACGGGTCACCAGCAGCCGTTCCAGCGAATAGGCGCCCAGGTAGCCCATGACCGACAGCACCAGCGGGCGGGCCTGGGGCAGCGCCTGCGCTTCCGCGTGCCAGACCGGCGCCGTGTCCTCCAGCACCTCAGTGAACGCTGCGGCATCAGGGCTGTAGCGCAGCCAGATGTCATCGACGGCACCGTGCGGCGTGCGCTCGTAGGTCCGCCGGAACTTGTGCCCGTTCCAGAGCTGCGGCTGGCGCTGGATCGCGTGCAGGAGCGGCTGCACGTCCAGCCCCGACGCAAGCAGTTGGAAGTTTCTCACGGGGCGTCCTTGTCAGAAGCCAGCCCACATCGGCCGGACTGCGCCGTGCCCCGCCAAACGGCGCACCCGGTGCCTAAACATCTGCAGTGGTCGTCGCGGCCGGTAAAGCGGTTGGTCGCCGTGCCGGCGTCTTTGTTGCGAACGACGCTGAAGGGACACCAGAGCATTTTGGCAGCGGCCTCATTCATATCAGGTGATCTCAATTCCCGAAGCGATCACGGTAATGCTCGTGTTCGCGCTCGCCAAGGCCTGCACGAACCCGGCCGCCTCCAGCACCTGCCCCTCGGCGTCGGAGCACGACCACGCCTCGCCCGCCGCGAGCGACTTGGCGCTGGCAATCGTGTTGGTGGCGCCCGCCGCGCCGCCCGAGGGGATCAGGTGCGCCGTCACGGTCACCGCGCCGCCCGTCGTGTTCACGAACGTCAGCTTGCGGATGATGCAGGTTGTTAACGCTGGAGTTGTGTAATAGGTCGCGGCGCTGGTCGTGAGCTGACTGCCGGCGATGATGCGCTTTGCGGTGCGTGCCACGGGCTATTCCATTGCTATGTCGGTTTCGAGATCGCGCAGCCTCAGACGGATCGCTTCAATCTCCGAGCATGGGTCGGTGAGCATTGCCAGTTCGGTTTCCAGCGCGTCGATCCTCTTGCTCAGTTCCGCGATTTGGCTGGTCGGATCTGGCCTCATGGCGTCGTCCAGGAACAGGTCGGCGTCGGTCGCCCGGAGCGCCGCGTCGGCGGCGGTCAGCACGGCGTCGGCGGCGGTCAGCGCGGCATCCGCAGCCTGGAGCGCGGTTGTCGCACCCTCCAGCGCGGTGATGTCGGTTTCGGTCACCGTGACTCGGCCCGTCAGCGCAGTCAGATCGACCGTGGAGCCGGTCGCGTCGTCAGACAGGTCCTGGAGGAATTGCGAGAAAAAGCTGAACCATGCCGTGCTGACGTAGCCGCGCTGGTCAACCATCGGTACTCTTGGCGGCGGGATTAAAATGCGGGCCATCAGGCAGACATGCCAAGGGCGCCCCGAAGGACGCCCCTGGACCCTTGCCATGCCCAGCATGGAGGCATCACGGCACTTTCGGTATGCGCCCCAGCAGCATCGCCAACCCGATCATTGCCCCGATCACCGCCAATACATTGACCATGACCGCCGCGATAACCCACTTTGCCGTATCGGAGCGCAGCCGCGAAATTTCGTCGCGCAGGTCCGAACGCAGGTCGCGCAGGTCCGAACGCAGGTCGCCCAAGCCGGTCGTCAGGTCGGCTCTCAGCCCGGCCATGGCCGCAGCCAGGTCGCCCTTTGTCACGAGTTCGGACAGGGCAGCCGCCCGCACGTCGCGGATCAACTCCACGACCGCCTCGGCCTGGGGCACCGGCATGCCGGCAGCCTCCAGCTTCTTCGCGGCGCCCAGGGTATCCAGCCCGGTCATGGCGTCGGCCCGAACACGTCGCGGGCACGAGCCAGCCGCAGCACGTAGCCTTTGTTACGCTGTTCGGCCACGTCGGAAAGCCGGTAACGATGCGCCGGGAAGACTTCGGCAAGGTCAAACAGCCCAAGAGCCACCAACCTTTGCGCATGCTGTTGCGCTGTCCGCCGGGCGACGCCGGCTCCCGCCGCGATCTCCTTGACGGTCAGCCATTTGTCGCTTTCCCGCACGAACTCGTAGACCTTGAGTTGATGCAAACTGACTTCGTTGGTTTCCATATCGCCCCCCACGTCCTGTGAAAGACGAGCATGGCATGATATGGCAAGCGATGGCTAACGCTCGCAAGACGTGGCCCGATAGCGCCGTCACAGCAGACCTCCGGCGATTTCAGAAGTAGCCCCAAAAATTGTAATCGGCACCGGGTCGCTGACCGATACGCGTAAAACCCTGTTCCTAAACCTACCCAACCTGTCCCACTTCGCCCGTGCCTGATGCTGCCCAATGGCGCCGATGCTGGTTGTCCGCTCCGTCCCGAATGTGCGCCCGCCGTCGTCGCTGATCTGGAGCATGGCAAGCGGCGCGCTGCCCTGGCCGCTGCTCAGGCCGACGCCGGTTTCCATGTTGACCTCAAGGCGCGCCTGGAACGCCCACGCACCGCTGGCGTGCATCGGCGGGCTATCGACCAGCCTGATGTGCGGATCGGTGCCTTCCAGGTAGCAACTCGGATCAAGCTGGTAGATTGCGCCCGTCGTGTCGTCACCGCCGAGGATCTTGCCGTAGCAGCGCACGACCGAGCCGACCCGCCACGTGCTCCGGTTCCAGCTTCCGCGCTCGTGCCAAAGCCCGGTTGCCGCGTCGAAGCAGTAGGTTCCCGTGTTGGGGATGCTCAACGCGTAGAACGCATGGCCGTCCTGGGTCCAGGCGCAGGCCCGCGCCGCCTCGCGGTCGGTGATCGCCGCGTCGGCGACGGCCTCCTCTATGGCGTGCGTGCTGATGCGCGACGGCGCGTAGCCCTGCGCGCGGTACACAACGCCGTCGTCGGCCAGCCACATCACCGTGTTGTCCAATTTGCAGACCGACAGCGGCGCCGCACAGCCCCTCTCCATGATGCTCCCCGGCTGCCGCTCGAACGGGAACGCCGCGGCCCCCGTGTTGACCCAGATCTCCGTGCTATGGCTCCCGAACAGCCACAGCTCGCGATGGTCAACCAGCACGCGCACCAGCGGATCGGGAGAACTCTCCGCGCTCGCGAAATCCAGCGCGTCGAAGTTGCTCATGTCGAGCAGGGCGCTGATGAAAAACGTGCCGGTGCCCGGACGGTTGAAGATGCCGTAGCCGTCCAGGTAATCGACCGTGCCGGCGCCGGGGAAATCGGGGTCGGTCACGGCATTGACGGTCGAGGACGTGACGACGTAGGTCGTGGTATCGGCAACCACGGCGATCTGGCTGCCGTTGGTCGCCATGGTCACGGGCTCCGTCCCCGCGATGGGGCCCAGGCTGGTCACGGTGCCGTCCGACGCGATGCGATAGGCAGTACTGCCGGAGACGGCATACAGCACGTCATTCATCGTCAGCATTCCCCGCACCGGCCCGGCGCCCGCCGTCGCGAACAACCTCAATCCCGCCGTCGAGCGCAGGACCAGCGGGCTGCGCGCGTCCTCCGGCTCCTGCTCGCTGTAGAGATTAAGTAATCTCTGAGAAGAGGCAGGCAGGCTGCGCAGCGTGTAGGAGTGCCGGCCAAAGTTCAGATCCATGGATCAGCCTGCGTCCTGGTAGTCCCAGAGGACGCCGCCCCAGTCGTTGCGCAGGACCCGGATGCGCCCGACCAGCACCGTGGTCACCGTGCCGCCGCTGCTAGTGACGGTCACGCTGTAGCGGTAGGTGTTCGGCTCGAAGTCGTCGGTGTCGGCCGGCGCGAAGGCCAGCGTGAAGGTGCCGGCCGCCGCGCTGACGACCGTGATTCCGCTGCCAATGCTGCCGTCAATGACGGAGCGGACGCCGTCGCTGAACTTGCTGGCGATGGTGGCGCCGGTCAGGTCGATCGCCGCGCCGGCAGCATCCAGCGCCGTGCCGGACAGCGACAGGCTATCACCGGCATACATCGATGCGTTTAGTACCGTTGCCATCAGTAATAGACCGCTCGTATGGGCGCCGTGCTGTCGTCGCGTGCCTGCGTCTGGGTGTGCAGCTCCGCCATGCCTTCAGCCGCGAGAGCGATGAGTTCCTGGCGTCTCATGTCCGGCAGCCCGAAGGTGCCGGCGAGACGCGCGGAGATGATCAGCGCCAAGGGCTCATAGACCGTGTCCGGAATGGCGCTGGTCGTCCAATCGAGGAAGACTTGCCGCTGCAACATGGCGTGCTGGGCGTCGATCATCTCCTCAACGATTGCGGCGTCATCAGCCTCAGCGGTCTCGCCGCCTCCGGCCAGGACGCCCAGCTCGCGCAAAACTCGATTGCGGAGCTGGGCCTTGGAGTATGTGGTCATGGCGAGTTATCCACGTGCAATCGCTCACGCTTGCCGCTGACCAGACCTGTCCGAAACCCCAACAGCGTGGATAACTCGCCCGCCATGGCTTACGCGCCTTCGACCCGGCCGCGCTTGCCGCGCTTCGGACCCTCATCCGTCGCGCCTTCGGGCTCCTCCCCATCGTCCGGCGGGACTTCCGGCCCAGGGGCAGGCCCGCCGAACGGCGGCGGGGATGCCTCGGTCGGCCCGGCGCCGGCCCGCTCGAACTCGCCGTTGGCGTCCAGCTTGGCGATCCACGCCTCGTCGGAGATGTCCTGCGCCGTGTCCTTCTCGAACCGCACGCCGCCGATATTCACAAAGCCGTCGGCGTTGTTTCCTCGGAAGATAAACTGAACCATGGGTCCTCCTCACGCGACCGCGTACAGCACGACGACCGTGAGCACGCCGGCAGTAAACGCATTGGCCGCAACGTTGGCGTAAAGCTGGATGGTCGCCTCAGCGGTAAAAGTCTTGGGTCCTGCGGTGCGCAGGACGCCGCCGAACGGGTACCAGACCGATACCTCCGGCTTGACGTCGGTAACGGCGTCGCCGGACCAGACGCCGAAGTTTCCGAAGCCGTCAACATCGGTCGCCTCGTCTGCCGTGGCGGCCCAGCCGACGTCAATGTCCATCGCCTCCGTCCCGGTATCCAGGTCGGCGCCGTAGACCCAGCCCATCACGACGGTGGAGCCTTTCGGCACCTTGCACATCGAAAAGATGTCGCCGGCCTCGACATTGGCTGCGACCGAGTAGGTGCCGTAAGCCACCTTGAGGTTGGAGCCGAACCCGTGCGCGGAGACCGGGAACGTGGAGGCCGCGCGGGTGGCTACAAGTGTTTCAGCAGTCATTTCATCAATACTCCATCCATCCGCGCTTAGTCGGCTACCGCAGAGGTCCAGACCTGGACGATGCCATGTTGCTTGCTGTTGAAGATCAGCTTCTCGACGCCGCGCATTTCCTGGATCGCGACGCCGTGGCGGAACTCGTAGTCGGTCTCCTGAGTCTTCGACACCGGCCGCTGCGCCCACGCCACGCCGACCGCCTGCGCGCCGCAGAGGAAGTTGGCCGACACGTCGATGGAGCCGGCACCGACGCCGGTAACGACCGGGATTTCCGGCACCTCCCTGATGATCACGCCGTCGTAGATCAGGTCGCCGTCCTTGAAGAGCGGGTTGTCCTTGCCCCTCACTTCCGCGTTCTGGTTGATGGTGGCGAGGCTGGTCTTGAGGTCGCGGAACGGGTAGCTGCCCGCGAACATCACATACCATTCCTCGTCCTCGCTCACCCGGATCGGCCGGATGTGCGGGTCGGCCACCTTCGCCATGCGCTTCGCAAGGCTGACGGTCTGGTAGATCAGCTTGTCGTTGGTGCTGTCCACCGTCGCCAGCGCGACGCTGTGGTCATTGCTGACGCCGTTGACCTTCGCCGCCCCGAACAGGAAGCGGTCGGAGTTGGCGAGCAGGAAGGCGTCCTTGACCGTCTCCGACGTGTTGGCGTAGGAGGTGATCGTGTCACCGGAGCGGAACGAATAGAGCGCATCGATGATGCCGCGCCCGTTGCCGTTGGCCCCGCGCAGGTCTTCCATGCTCCACATCTTCAGTGCGGCCTTGGCGGCGTTCCTCAGCCCCAGCTCGGACTTCTGTTCTTCCAGCCAGTCGATCACGACGCCGTTCCGCAGGACGTTCGCGGTGATCTTGTGGCCGTAGTTCGAAAGCTGCTCTTCGTTGCCTTCCAGAACGTTGTTCCCACTGACGCCCTGGCCCTTGAGCCGGGTAATCAGCGGGATGGTGACCTGGGTTCCGGGCTTGTTGGTCAGCGTCTCGTTGAGGTGGATGATGCTGTTCGCATCGGTCCCCATGTAACGGTTGAACCTATTCCCGCGAATGTATTCGAGGAAATAGTCGTTGTCCCACTGCTGGACTAAATTGGCAGAGGAGACTGTTGTGTCAGCCATCGGCTAGTTGATCCTGTCAGGCGCTCGGCTCAGCCCATCCTCAGGGCCGGGTTGCCGAGCGCGGAGAGCGGGGTCGGGCCGTTGAATGCCGGCGCTGGGGAGCGCGGCGCAGCGGCTCGGGCGGTTGACAGGGACGTTGGGAAAGCGGGCAGCGGGGTTGCTTGCGGCGGCGGCTGGACCTGCTGGTACTTGGCGGCATACTCCGCCTCCAGCTTCTCCCGCAGCTCCTTCTCGATGCGTTCGCGGTAGCCTGCCGGGTCGCCAATCTCGCGCATGGCGAGGACCTGCGACCCGACGCGATACGCGAACCCCGCCGGGTGCGGATCGGCGAGCATCTGCTGGTACAGGGCCGGGTTGGCCCGCACAGCCTCGATGAACGCCGACTCTTTTTCCGCATAATCCGGCTTGCTCGCCTGCTCCATCATGACGCTCATGTCGAGCCGGGCGCGGGTGACCTGTTCGGACACCTGCTGCTCGATATGCTGGAATGCGCCGTCCGGGTCGGCGAACACATCCGGCCGCTGCGGTGGGGAGGGAGGCGGTGTTGCCCGTCGGCGCCACTCCTCCAGCTCCCGTTCGGCCCGCTGTCGCTTTTCCCTCTCGTCCAACAGGGCTTGGATGGGGATCGGGCCGTGATCCTGTCTGGAAGCCGGCGGCGCTTCCTGCTGCCCGTCCTGCGGCTTGCCGACGAACCGGCCATGCTCATCGCGCTGGCGGCTGTCGGTCGGCTCAGGGGCGGGCGTGTCGCCCGTTTGCGGCTGTGCAGGCGGTTCCGCTGGCGCCGGTGTCGGCTCCGGTGCGGGATCGCTCTGCGCTCCGCTCAGGATCTCGTTCAGTTCCATCTCATGCCCTCATCAGCGCCCGTTGTCTCTTCCCCCGGCGGCGGGATTTGCCTGCTGCGCCCGATACCCGGCCCGGCGGCGGCCCAACGACGAAGGGCGCCCCGATCTGGGACGCCCTTGGCCGAATTCCTGTGTGTAGTGCGCGCGGCTACTTGCGCCCGCTGTCAGCCAGCGCCTTGCCCGGTGGGGGCGTCGGCGGATTGATGGTCATGTGTGCCTCGGCCATTGTCTTCTGTGCCTGTGCGCGCTTCAGCCCGACCGTTTCCGGATCGGGCGGCGGCGGATTGGCGGCAAGGTGCGCCTCGACCAGAGTCTTCTGTGTCTGGGCACGGGCAAGATCGGCCTTGGCGTGGACTCCGTCGATGTTGGCGAGTTGTTCCTGGTCGTCGAGAGCGCTCGGCGGCGGCTCGCCCTGCGGTGCTCCCGGCTCGGGCGTCTGAACCTCGATCATGCGCGCCTGCGCCTCGGCCTCGGCCTTGCCTGCCTGCGCCTCCAGTAGCCGCACTTTCGCGGCCTGTTCGGCGTCGAGCAACTGCTGCTGACGCTGTTGCTGCTCGGCCGCCGCCTGGGCAGCCTGCGGGTCCTGCCCGCCGCCGCGCAGCTTCTCCAGCAGCGCGTCCTTGTTTCTCAATTGCGACGCTTCGATCAGCACATCCGGCGGGATCGGGATGCCGGCCTGCACCAGTTGCACAAGCATCTCGTACTGCTCGTGTTGGATCGTGACCGTGTCGGGCGCATCGTCGACGATGATGTCCACGTCCATCTCGCAGACGTTGTTCTGCACGCCGACGACCTGTTGCAGCCGCGGGTCGCCCTGCATCGCCTGAAGCTCGCCCTGGACCTGCTCGGGCGGCAAACCTTGTTGCTGAAGCTGCTCGGCGAACTGCTCGCCGGCCGTGATCGGCTTGTTCAGCGCGACGAACCGGATGTTGCGCTCGTCGTCCGTCACCCTGATCCAGCGCTCCTGGTCCCAGAACTGGCGGACGCGGTTCCAGACGGCCTTGTAGATCGCGATGTTGAACTGCCGCAGCCGGTCCAGCATCGGCCCCAGTTCGATGTACCCGCCCTGCTGCTGCGCTTGTATTGCCCGCCCGCTCTGGCTGGCCGGGGATTTCCCCTCCATCGAGGCATTCGGCCCCATGTTGTCGATCTCGGCCGTGGCATGCTGGAGGAGCTGGAACTGCCCGGCGGCAAGGTCGCTGGTCTGCTGGATCTCGAACCGCTTGTTGGGCGCGACTTCCAAGTAACCGTCAGGCTTCGCAAGCTCGGCACGCGCTATCCTCGTGTCGTCCACTGCGCCTTTGTCGGCGATTACCTGCCGCATCGTCAGCAAATGCAGCGCCTTTGAACGCCGTTTGTTGATCTCGTCCTGCGGCCCGATCATCTCGCGGACCACGCCATAGCGCGCGTTGTCGCGGGCGACATAGGCCGACGCAAGGTGGATCGGGCATTCCGGCTCGCCGTCCTCGCCGAGGTACGGCGACGGCCCGCCCTCCAGCTTCACGCCGCGCGTGAACGTGCACCAGTGCCAGCCGCCCGCCCGCTTTTCCCATAGCTGGACGATGCGCACCCGCTTGCGCTTGGCGTCGCACCACATGCGATCGCCGGGCCGGTCCTCATAGGTGCCGCTGGTGCTGTGGTACAGGATGCTGTCCAGATCATCCTCCGCGTCGGGCCATTTGCGCCGCGCGTCGTCATGGTCCATCCACATGACCAGCCCGAGATGGTTTCCGTCGGAACAATCGGCCTCGCGGGCGTGCGGATCGCGGAAGATCCGGTCCCACGGCAACTGCCGGATCACGATTTCCGGCCCGCCGCGCTTCATCTCGACGACCACCTCGGCGCCGCCCAGGCCCTCGACCAGCAGGTTTTCCCAGACGGCCGAGCGCACCGTGTCATAACGCGACTGGTCGGCCACGAAGCGGAGCGCATCGGTCGCCGCGTGGGCGCTGTCCTCATCCTGCGGGTTGCGCGGGAACGCCTTGGGGTCGGTGCGCTGCTGCTGCTCGACCCCGCGCAAGAAATCTATCTTTCTTTTTATCCGGTTGATGACAATGGCGGGCTGGCCGCGCTTGGCGAGCGCCGCCTTCTCCGCGCTGGTCAGTTGTCGGTTGTCGTAATAATCGCGGTCCCGTTCCGAAAGTGTGCGCTCGTCGGTCGTGGACTGCTCGCTGTCCTCGAACAACTGCACGTAGCGGGCGAGGTCCTCGGCATCGTCCGTCTCAGCCTGCGGCGCAGCGGTCTTGCCGCTGGTGGGCGGGCGCGTGCCTCTCCAAATCCGCGAGCTGGCGGATGAGTGGCCTACCGGATCGTATGGCATCTAAAAAGCGTAGACCCGCACGGACCCAACGCCGCCCGCGCCGCCAATCCCGGCCGTCCGGGTGTTGAGCGCCGATCCCGCGCCGCCGCCGCCGCCGCCGGGAGCGCCGCCGGCACCGCCTGCGCCGGCCGCCGACGCGGTGATGGTCGAACCGCCCCCGCCGCCGCCGCTGCCAAGGCCGCCCGATGTACGCGCCGTGCCCGCGACGCCGACGG